TCGTCTTTTTTTGTTAGGAGCCACAAGAAACCCCGTAGGGCATGGACCCCTACGGGGAAATCTAAGTCAATATTTATCTTCGTGTTATCACGGAGTTCCAGACGGCTGAGTCGTTGCGTAGTTCGGCGGGTTAACCGCATGCGGAACGCTCTGTCCCTGTGCAGGCTGCTGACCAGCACCCATAGCACTCGGGTAGATAGCAGCACGAGCCGTACGTGTCTTCGGCTTGAGCTCTGCATGCAGATACTGCTGGCTACCACCATTCCCGTCGCTACGATAACCAACCTTGTTAGCCGTGTAGTCATTGAGAGCACGATTCGGATCAACCGGAGTCTTGTTCTCGATGTCTTCTTTACGACCAGTCGGGTTGACGATCTGGATACGACCCTGAACCGGCTGATACTCGACCATGAGCCAACGCTCAAACGCCGTTACAGCAGGCAGCTGGTAGTTCTTCGTATCACGAATGTCGTTACCAACGTAGAGCTGATAATCGAAGATCTTATAGATTACTCGCGTCGAATTGCGCGGGCAAAGAATAATGATCAGGTTGTTGTCGTTACGCAGCTTGTTCGAGCTGATGAACTGGTAGATACGGTTATCAGAAGTCTTGACAGTCTTCTTATAATCGAGCATAACCGGTCCAATGCTTGCCGGAGTTGCGTAGTTGTATTCCTTCGGAGAGATCTTGCGGATCAGCTCAGGACGACCAAAGATGGAAACCGTCATGTTCTCATCGTTAAGAACCTGCAGGAGGTACGTAACCTGAGTATCGAGGTAATCCATGAAGGTCTCATAACGCCATGCGACGTAGGAGCCCATGTAGTTGTCATCCGGAACGAAGTTGAACGCACCAGAGATCGAAGAGGTCTCAGGGAGGTTCAGGAACGATTCGTCAAGCTTCTCGAGGATCTTATCATCCTTGTAGTTTACAAGGGTGAGCTTCATCATGCTGAGAATCTTCGTGAGCTGGTTCGTGTTGTACATAGCCTGAACGTCACGAGTTTCCTCGGGCGAGATCGTAACCGTGATATGCGGAGCATCGGGGATCTCGAAGTAATCCGTACGTGCGGACCACTTAACCTTCGGCGTATCATACGATGCGCTCGACGTATCGAGAGCAGCACTGAGAACAACAGCCTTAACGTTGGTCGACGAGCACATGAACGTGAAACGGTTCTTATGCATCGAGCCAGCGATCTGGAAGATCTCGCTACGGGTCGTTGCAGCATTTGCAGCCGTAGCAACCTTCATATCAATACGCTGCTGGAACGTACGGTCATACTGACCATAAGCAGCAACGAACTGAATCGGGTTAATCGTGAGAACAGCCTGCTTCAGACCAACATCAGCAGCAGCAGCCTTCTTAATCGTCTGCGTAGCCGTGTCGTAGAACTCGTCGCCCTCTGCAACCCAAACCTGATCAACGATCAGCTTCGTAACACGGGTCGAACGAGAAAGGTTCGAAACGCCATTCGCAACAGCACCGAGAAGAGTGAGAACATCCGTCTGCTGATCTTCCGGCAGCTGGATAACAACATCCTTGCGCGGAACAGCCGACTCAACGACGTCCTTAATCTTATCCTGCTCGAGGAACATATCAATCTCACGGTTGTCAACCGGGCTGTACAGCGTACGAGTCTCCATCGTGAGAGTGAACTGCGGACCTGCAGCAACATCCTTCGGAATAGCACCCTTGTCGAACACCGTCGTCATAAGAAGGTTCTTATGCATCGGGAACGTGATACCAACCGTCGGGTTGAAACCACCAAGCGGAGCAGCCTCCATGAGGCCCTGAAGGTCATGCTCAAAGAGAGCACCCATTGCATCGTTATGCTCTTTAATAGCCTGCGGGCTCTGCATATCAGGATCGTTCACATCGAACGACTCACGGATGAAGAGGTTCTTCATCTGATGCTTGAGGCCCGGGTTCATAAAGAACTTGGACGGCTCAGTGAATATGTCAACCTGCTCGGAGAGACCTGCCTTACCAACAGCGAGGAACTGTTCAGCAAGCGGGCGCATCGAATCTTTGCTATAGAAGCGCTCAAGCTGTTCCTCGGAGACGGCGGTCTGCTGGCCTACAGGAGTACCAACTAATGCCATATTATATTTCCTCCTTTATTATACTTTTCTCAATAAGAAAGGTAATTTCTTGATTGTGTAAATGGGTTTAGTATTACAGCACAGACTTCCCTATCAAGCCTACACTGTAGATAACATACCAATTTATCAATATGTTGTTATAGAGCCTTCTAGAATAATTTCTTAAATCGACCTAGATACACTAAAATAGCTGGATTGCCATAGTAGGCAATCCAGACTTTTGTGTTAGAAATCGGTTTCAGATGTGAGATCAAAGGTCTTTTCAAGTTGTTTTGTATGAAGAGTCTGCTTATTATACTTAGCAGCTCTCTTAAGCCTTGAGTCATATACTATATTGATCATATCGTAGATCTGGTTGAACGCTGCAGTAGCCTTCTGAAGCTCTATCTCATTCTCTACATAGGTTCTTGTAGGAAAAGAGAGTACTAGAGCATCTCTTACGTTATCTTTCAGCTCTAAGAGTCTACGAGTAGCAAACTCTATCATATTACTATCATAAGAAGTCTTGGTCAGCTTATTCATCTGATCTAGTGTATCAACAATAGTACTATGAAGATTCTTATACTGGTTCTTTAGGGTTTTGATACGAATAGCAAACTGTTCTGGTTTGAGATTAGAGAATACTTCGGATTCTGCTTGATCTAAAGGATCTTCTTGTGGAGCAGCAGGACCTTCTAATCCTTCCTCTTCTCCTGTACCATCTTCAGTAGGAGCCTCTTCTGAAGAATAGTCTTCTTCAGTATTCCCCTCTTCTGAATTCTCTTCAGCATACTGTTGCTGCTGTTGTTCATCCTCTTGCGGGGTTTCCTCTTGAGGTGGAGTATTTGGAGTCTCTTGAGGCTGTTCCTCTTGCTGAGTGGGCTGATTAGTCTGTTGACTCTGATCATTCTCTTGTGGTTGCCTAGATTGAGTAACATCAGGAGGTTCATCTGGTTTGATATTCAGCTTCTTTGCTATGCTTGGTGTAGCCTCTTGAAGAACGAGGCTATTAAACAGATCAGTCATGTTTACATACTCTCTTTCTTCTAGATATTACTCATCGTCTTTCTTCTTCTTTGGATTACCCTCATCATCGAACTCATCATCTTCGAAGTCTTCATCGTCATCATCGCTTATCTTAGATGGGGCATCCTTCTTGTAATCGTTTGTATCCTCTTCATCCTTCTTGTCTTTATCGTCATAGTAGTCTGAAGCAGGAGTTACTTTTCCATCAGGATCTACCTGAGAGGTTCTATAATGTGATCTATTAGAGGGATCATCTGCTCTGTTCTCTGCTCTATTAGCAAGCTCAGCAGCAGTTCTTTCTCTCATATCATCATAACGAGTCTCTAAGTTATGGATGGTAATATCAACCTGATCCATATAGGCTTCCATACGTCTACGCTTCTCTGGATCAGTAGACTCTTTGATCTTCCGAGAGAGTGCATACTTATGCTCTCTCCACTCGGTGATAGCATCTTTAAGATAAGCTTTCTGAGAAGCCTTGGATACGATATAAGATACAACAGATCCAAAGATACCACCAAGAGGACCACCAACAGAGAACCATCCAAGGGTTATAAATGCATAGAAGATGATAGATAGTGCATTATGAGTACCCTTGCCAATATCTTCTGCTCTACATGGAACCAAGATAGCAGTTATAGCAGACTTAAGAGCTGCCATAGACTGTGTTGGGAGCATCTTCATCTTAGTGATGAACTCTTTGATTCTCTCTTCAGGAGATGCAAACTCTTTCAATACCATTACTTCTGCAGAATGGCGGATAGCATCATACTGATCCAAGTCTTCAGATAATCCTAAGATTGATTCATCTCTATACTTACGATTAGCCTCTTCATCTGCTAGCTTCTGTGCATCTACTGACTCATATACCATCTCTTCTGTATAGCGGTTACCATTAACCTTTCTAAGAAGCGAGATATAGTCATCTAGTTGATCTCCAATGAAGATATCAGACTTAGCAGCAGACTCTATAAGATCTATGAAGTTCTCTATTTGATTACGTCCATAATTGATCATGAAGTAGTCTACTACATTCTCTAATACTGATACATCGGACAGCTTATCATTCATCATATCTTCCGATATGGGTTCTATATTCGAGTATACAGAATAGAGTGCTGACTCACATGCTACACAGAACTTGTTCTTGAGATCCATATTGTACGTGTCGATCAGCTCGCAGATGTTGTAAACCGCCTCTGTAATAGAATCTTCATAGAAGATATGTGGTTGAGCTACTTTAACAAGATTGAATCTTCTTGATACTGTATCGATATTCTTCAATACACGGTCACATTCTATAGCCTCGTTGATACTTTCCATCATGGTATACATACAACTCTTCATATCATCATTCTTACATGTTTTGATATGGTTGTAGATATCAGCTTTCATCATAGATGGGGAGTCAATATATGGAAGGATGCTGTTGTTTATAACCGAAGTCATCTCATGCAACTGCTGAGAGGTTCCCAATTCCCCTACAGCTTCATACAATGACATGAGCTGATTCCAGTTCTTCCCAATAGACGGAGAGTAATCATTCCACTTATAGACTGACTCCATTATATTATCAAAGCTATATGATTCCTTCAATGCTATATTTCCGTTGTCTTTGTACAATGGATAGATGGTGTTGGTTCTCATTGGTCCCTGCTGCTTTCTGCTCTTCCTTTGCAGAATAGCGCTGATATGATGATGATTACCCATTTTAATCCTCCCTAGTTTAGCGTATCAGGCTATAATTACTGGAATGTTTCTGAATAGCAAAAATAATGGGGTTTCGTAAAACTAAGAATCTTAGGTTATATACTATAGAGATGAGAAAATGAAAGGATGTGAATCATTATGGGAGATATCATAGATGTCTTTGCCATATGCCCTCATAACTAAATCTACATAGATGGGCAAAGGTGGTGAAGAGATATGAAGATTCACTTCGATGATGAAAGTGATGTGTTTATCATTCTTGTAGAAGAAGACTGATAAACATGGAAGGAGTTCTCTATAGAACTCCTTCTCTTTTTTTTGTTAGAATGTAGGGTTGGTAAACTTAACTGGGTTATCTGGTAGATTCATAGTAAGATTATAGATGGCTTGAGCTCCTTCATGAGTTGTCTCCATCTTATTCTTGGCTCCGAATCCAATATAGTGTACTTTGGAGTTTATAGCCTTAAACAGCTCATCATTAGCCTCTATAGAGTAAGGAACCTTAGATGATACTGTATCACCATCAAAGTCCCCTCCAATAGATCCTAATCGTACGTTATTCGGTAATGCTACATCAACGAAGTGGTTAGAAGAGTTCGTATTGATATCTTCTGGTGCTATCTTTGGATACTTCTTGTAGAAAGTTCCATTAACAAGAAGAGGTTCTGTCTCTATAGTAGATATAACCTTGATCTTAGCAGGGAATTGATTATAGAAGCTATCCACTGGGAAGCGTGTTACAAGTGTCATCTTATCCTTAGTTACTTCCATAGCAGCCATGTAGATAAGATCGCACCATGTAAGAGGTCTAGATGTAAGGGTATATCCTTCTTTGGAAAGAGTACCTGAGGTTATACGCTCTGCAACCTCTTTATCTGGTACATTATATCCTTTGAACTGCAGATATGCTTTCATCCCTCTAGGGGCATTCTTTATAGGAGCCTCTACAGGAACAAAGCGGTTAGACATACCATGCATGAATCGACTTATTTCTTTTTTGATTCTCTCGTCTGAGTATACGGCTTGCCAGTCATCTATATGGGCTCTCTCAACCTTTTTGGTTCTAGAGTTATATACCATAAGATCTTGTACGTCAGACATCTGGTTCTCAAACCATTTTCTGATCCAATATAGCATATATGGGAACAAGTTAGCACATACAGCTGCTATAGGAAGTCCAATAGAGTCGAGATCTACATCCAGATCTTCCAATCTCTCTTTTCTAAGGTTCTGTGTACAGATAACCAATCTAGAACCCCAATCGAAAGATTTCTTCATTCCTGCTCTACGAATCAACCCAAGCTTTCTAGACAGACCAGACGCTTGAGCATCATTACCAGTAATAGGATCTCTGCCAAAGATGAACCAGTTATAGATCTTTACAATATTATCCTGTATACGTCCTCTAAGAGTTCCATTGAGGGATAATCCATAGTCATCTGACTCTTGTAATGCTTTAGCATCTCGTACTATAGCATTATAGAGTTTATTGATCTCTCCAACTCCTACTTTACCATCTGCTTCGGTATTAACGTCTCTCATACCAGCAGGAATGACTATAACGTCTTTCATAAAGAGGGAGTCTCTATACTTCTCTAAGAAGTTGATTCTCACCTCTCTCTTAGAAGAGTTGGTCTTCTTGAAGTCTACTTTCTTAATCAACTTCATAAGAAACTTTATACCAGTCTCTCCATTTGGATCTGGTTTAAGCTTACCTTTCTCTGGATCGTATACAAAGTTCTCCATCTCATATACACATGGCTTGATATTGGAGTCCAGCTTACTCCATATCTTATATGCCAATGGATGCATGAAGTATTCTCCCGCTAGATGGATATATGCAAAGATGGTTGTCCTATCATCTTTGGTTATACCAAAGATCTCATTAGAGAGTAATCCATCAGTAGTAGGCATATTAGATCTAGCAAAGAACATTGGGTTCGTAATCTCTTTGAGTTCGTTTACTTTGATGAATTTATCCACATTTAGCGGTTCTATTGCTAACTGACGTACAGAGGGATCTTTGTTTTCTGCCATTAGTATCTCTCCTCCACTATTCGAAATTACTTGATAGTCTTAGGAGTCAATAAGAGATGGTAGTACTCATATGAGTACTACCATTTATACTGTGTATTGATTAGTATACTTTGATGAAACTCTTCACAAGGATAGTTGGTGGAGGGGTAGGAATATTAGCTGGGAGGAATCCATCTACTTTGAAGTCTTCCTTGTATAAGCAGACTCCTTCATGGATGATAACCTCATCAATGACACCACCAAATGCACCAGATCCATCTATATCAAAGATAGCAATCTCTGATTTGTCAAAATCTATATCATAATTGTCATTCAACCATCTGGGAGTTCCATTGTTTATTTGATACCCATTTACTGAGATATAGTACTTCTTCTCATCTCCATCTCTACAGATAGTGAAGAATACCCAATCTTTTAGTGTGGCATCAAGGTTCTCATAGATATCAAACTGCTTGTAGTCGGAGCTTTGAGAGTCGTCATTAAAGATAACGTCTTCATATCCACTATATAGACCAAAGTTCTGACCAGCAGACTTAAGGAATCCCATCTGCTCCCATCCCTTTGGTCTAATAGTACCCTTCTTAGCCCAGAAAGAGATGGAGAAAGTCTTGAGTTTATCAGTTGTAGGATTCTTGATCTTATAGAGTACTCTAGCATTACGAGTAGCAGGAGCTGAGCACTTATAAGCCTTGCGCCCACTAACAACCCCTTCTTCAACCTCTGCAATAGCTGTACCACCAGATACGCTATCAAATTGATATTTGCCAATAAGCTCATTTACTCCAGATAAGTAGAATATACAATTAGTGGGATCATATTTGGGTTTCATACTATTTGTAGGTTCTGCTGGCTTATTTGGGTTGGGAACTGTGGTTCCTATAGGGATATTGTATTCATCGATAACATAATCCGTTGGAAGGGTAAATGTCTCAGTATTCCACAGATCCTTACCACGGATAAATGTCATATCATACAACTTACCAGATATAGACGAATTATTGTCGCCATTATATTCTGTAAGGATTCCCATTCCTCTAGTGGCAAAGTCCCATTTCTGGTTAGGATTGTCTACAGAGCCGGTCCATTCCCTCTTACCATTTACATAGATTGAGTAAGATATTTTGCTATGTTTAACAAATGCTATATGATACCATTTATTGTAATCTAGCATATTATGAACGTTAGCCGTTGGCCAGCTTCCAGTAGTTATAATATTTGGACCAACAGTACTACAAGAGGTAGATAATCTTTGATAAGATACCACTCTACCGCCATTTATCAATGTACCATATGGGTCTGAAGCTTCTATATTAATCCATGCACAACAAGTCCAGGGTACATCTTCATCCATTATCCAATATTGTTTCAGAGCATCTCTGCGTTTAGTAGATATCTCTGTATTTATAAATATATTACTGGTACGAATAGGTTTGTAAAGAGCCTTACCTTTTACAATAGGACCATCTTTATCAAACGTTATATTCACTGAAGGGTTATCATAGTTCTTCTCTATAAATATTCTGTTACACTTACCACTTACATCATATACCTTTTCCCCATCGCAACGAAGGGCTAATAGTACTTCTATAGGTTGCATGTATCTACACCTCTCTTAAAAACTCCCCCATACTCTTATAAGTATGGGGGGGGGGGGCAACACACTGGTTAATATAACCTTAAAATATTATCGAATATACTATCTTCTGGAGACTCTTTATCATCATCGTACTCATATCCAGTTGATAGTGGTACAGTCATACTATTCAACCCAAGTGTTTTGAATAGATAGTCTGTAGGAACATCTACTGACGTTTTGTCCTCATAGATATTGATTCCATCAATAAATGAGAAATCATCAAATAGTATACGGGCTTGATTAGTAATAGTTGGCTCGCCAGATCTAGTGCCTAATGATTTCTTAGATGCTAGGCTGCCTTTAGTATAGGTTCCTTGTAAATAACTATATACAAGTTTTCCATCTATAAATAGATCCATTTTAAGCTGATTAGCTCCAGATAGTGGAGTAGCACCTAATGCGGTATGGTGCCATTTATTTATATCCACTACATACTTCTCTTTTATATATGATTGGTTTATATATGTATAATCAACAATAGCAAACCCTATAGGTTCGGATATACCATAAGTTCGAATATCTAGAGCAATCTTATCATAAAACTGCTCTCCATTGAATAATATAGCAGCTTTACTTTGGTCTGTAAAAATTGAATAATCTTAAACCAAAAGGATATAGAAAAGTATTTTATCTTAGAATCGAATTTATGGTCTCTAGAAGCTTTCTTCCAGTTCGTTTTAGTTATATCAAGACTAGATTCAACTGGGATCTTCCTTTCACTTTTATGTGGTAGGAAGTTTATCATAGCGTATTTAGAGAACTTACCGCCAAGAGTTGTATTAAATACCTGCCTTGGAATAGTACCTATATTAAAGATCTTTGGTTCTACTATTGTACCAGCATTCTTAATGAACCTATTTTTAGGACCAGCACAAACAAAAGCAGATATTTTTTCTAGTGTAGGTAGCATATTAGATGGCATGGTATCAACTGATAGATTGTATCCTCCATCAGTTAGATAGGTGGTTGGAACTTCATAATACTTCTTATCCCAAAGTGCCTGTCCTTTGATGAATACCATATCATAGATATCACCATGGAAATAAGTGTTTCCTTGACCATTTCTATCGTAGAACAACCCTAAGCCTTTTTGAGAACCATTCCATGTATTCTCAATAGCAGACCCACCAAGCGTTCCCCATCTCAACTTTCCATAGAACCCTCTTATACCATCTACATAGAAGGCATATTCATCTACAGAGTACTTTTCTATCGCTATATGATGATAATCCCCGTCATATAGCAATATATTCATTCCGCACTCTATATATGTATTACTTGCTCCATCTAATGATAAAGTTAATACTCCACTTCCTTCGATACTAGCATAAATACTTTGAACCGATCCAGGATTGCAAAATCCTAATAGGATTGGATAATCTTGTTCGGGGCTTTCAGGTTTGGTTAATTTACACCAACAGCAGAAAGTCCATAGATCATTCTTGCCAAGATTCCAATGAGCCATCTGTGTTGGATTCGGAGGGGTTGGGCCGATATTTATCCCAGCATTTGCTGTAACAGATATAACTTTGTCACCATACAACCCATTGGTATTGCAGTTTATATCTGTTGGTTGACCATATGCTTGAGTTATAAGACCTACATTCTTACCACTTATATCAGACCAACCAGAATCTGTAGCTCTTAGATTTAATATAACCTCGCCAGTTATAGTTCCTTGCATTTTATATGCCCCCCCCCCATATACCATAGTTTATGGAGGAATAGTATTGTTGAGAGTTTTTTATATATCCCCAAGAGAACCAATCATTAAGTTGGCAATACCCATATATAAGGAGTTGGTTCCATATGAAGGACAAGATATTCGATATACTATCACGATTTAGAACATTTGTAGTTGAAGCTGATATAGTGATAGTCTTCCTTAGACTTGCTATCTTCTCTGCATTGTTATATCTCATAACTTCTATCTTCTTAAGGCATGGAGACAGTATTGCTTCCATGATAGTTGTATCTATACTCATAGCAGTACCTATAGTTGCTATACTAGATAAGTATGTAGAGCATAGGATAGAGTTAGAGAGAATGCAGGAGTTAGATATAAACTACTTTAACACATCTAAAGATCAAGGAATAGACCCATTAGATGCTCTAGTAGACAGATGCTTATCTAATAAGCTTATTCTCACAGGTTTCCAAGCAGGAAACTATGTGAACAATGCACAAGAGCAAGATCTTCTTAGAGAAGTATTAGAAGAGGTTTCATCCTCTATTGGTCCTCTTATGAAAGCTAAGTTTGAACTTATCTATGGCAAGGGACACGTAGAAGAAATACTAGCTAATAAATGTTTTATCAGAGTGTCACTATTTGTAGCCGATCAGAACAAAGCTAGATATGTAGAAACTGATGTAGATAAGTCTAAGATAGATAAACAGCTCATCGATCAAATGCTGATGAAGTAGACATACAAGTGAGATGAATGGTTACTAAACCATAGCATCATGGGTTTTCATTAAGTTTTCTCCAATAAGTTTCAACGGTTTGTTTCTTGCAAATCACTCCTTTCAAACAAGACATACGGAAAATCATTCAAATTATAAGGAGTAGCCAACTATGGCTACTCCGATCCCTTTGTCTTTTATCTACGCCCACCAACTTTGGACAAGATATCACTAAGGGAAGTAGATCCTAGGACCTTCCCAAATTTTGAGCTATTGTTTCCAAGTATACCTGTTGGATTCAAAGCTTTATCTATAACAGCTCTACCACCATATCTATTCTTAGATACAGTCTTATCAACCTCAAATCTACCCTTAGCCTCTAAGCCTTTATTCTTAACAAAAGTCTCTTGTGCTTTAGATGTAGCAGTGACGTTGTTCTCTTGGTTCTGTGTATTAGATGCTGAAGCAGACCCATTATCTGCAGATGCTTTACTAAGAACTCTACAGAAGTCCAGCATGGTATTACAAGTAAACGTATCATCTTCTCTCACATAGATCTCTGTCTTTCTATTGAGTAAGAAGATACCATCCTTCTCTGTATGACCATGATAGTTTCTTATAGTATACTTCTTATTCGGAGTGAATACAGATGGATCCAAATCATACTTATTGATAGATAACTGATTAACCATGTTCTCCATCTCAGAATGGATGGATTTTACCATGTTTACGTTATCATTCATCATACGCATGATTTTAGTACCTTCCTGTGTATTCCCGAAGATACCGCCTAAATTTAGCTTAGATTCAAAACTGCTTGTCCCCAACTTGCCTATACCGGTCAAATCAGAGATGGAGTTTATGTCTTGTTTCAATGCATTCAAATCTGAATAGTTGAATGAGAGGTTTATATTCTTTCCAACATTCTTCATCTTATGAATAGCATTTATAGCAGTCTGACCAAGTGTTCTCATATCAGTAGTGATAGACTTAAATTTAGCTTTGATATTAATATTGGCTATGTTTCCTATCTGGTTACTCATAGGAAGCACTTTGGAGTTTAACAGTCCAGATACTTGTGGAGGTATCTTTAGATAAGACCCTATAGTACCATCAATATATCCAGAGTGGGTCTGTATCTGAGAGTTTAACCCTCCTAGTTCATCCTCTACTGCTTTCAACTCTTTTACTTTATCGCTTACCTCTGATGAATCTTTCCCTTTTGCTTCTAGAGACTCTCTAGTCTGCTTTACTAGCGTATAGATATTGTTGCTGTTCTTGCTCATATCTTTAGGAAAGTGTCTGCAGTCTTCTATTAGAGTCTTGGCGTCTGATATAACACTCTTATCAAACTTTCCTAACTTACCAATGAATTTCTGAGTAGACTTAACAGCATCTTGTGCATTTACATATGTAACTGCACCCATATAGTTATTTACCCTTTGAGCGTCATATATGAGCTTACTAGAAGACTCTGTCATCTTCTTAAAGTCTTGATTAAGTTTTGTAGTAGCTTCATGATTCTTATCCATATTGGACTCTTCTGATCTTATATCTTCTACTACTTTACTTTTACCGCCAGGAGGAAACAACTCTATAGTCTTAGGAGATGCATTCTCTCCTCCCGAATCTACAGTTATCTTATCTGGTATAGAGTTTATAATAGATATAGCCTTAGATGCACTATTATGCATCTCGGGTATACGGGGGTTGATCTCATCTAATAAACGATAGTTCATATCACTATGCAGATCAAATAACCTTGTAGGAGCATTCTTGATAGTAGATACAAACTGCTTACCTACACTTTCTAAAGTAGACATAGTATTCTTGATGGTCTGAGCAGCATCCATTATACTAGATAAACTACTCTGTACATTCTCTTTACTTGGGTTGATGATATCCTTGTGTTTATCTAATACCTTAGCAGTATCGTGATCTATTGTATACTTAGAATCCAATACGTTGAAGTCGATATAGAACTGCCTCTTATCCGGATCTACCATCATACCAGGAACTACTGCACCCTTATCATCTGTCTGATGGATATTGATGAACACGTCTGGGTATATATCATCAATCTTCTCTATACCGTCTCCAGATCTAGAAATCAAGTAAGTACAATAGGGCTCATCTATGAAGAATAAATACTTGGTATCATAGAATACATTGATTCCATTCAAGTACTTTACAGTCTGTACAAGGGTTTCTTGAGGAGCTATCATCAATTGCTCTTTGATGGGGTTATACTTGAACTCCTCTATCAGTAAGTGTAGATCTTTCATATAAGATGCTACTATACCCATCATACTACTTTGATGAGCTACACCATTAGCTACCACTTTATTAGCATTGATAGCAGCTTTAGGCATCAGTCCTATATTGACTGTCTTATATACATCTTCTCTTAGTTTGGTTCCAAGTACTTCCGCTTCTTTGTAATCTACCTCTTTATTGTAGTTGATATCTGTAGATACAAAGATAGAGAACTCATCTTCTATATAGGGTTCTAGTACAGGAGTATCAGAATCAGACTGTTTGTCGTACTTATCGATCTTTAGATACATTCTTGCAGTCTTGGCATTCTTTGCTATGATATCAAACAGGTTCTTATCTATAGATAAATTCATCATCATCTTGGGCATATTCTCATCTAAGTAATCTGATACTCTGATGATATCCCTAATATTCTCTGGGTGGATATTCATAGTGACATCTTCCATGCCCTCTATCAGTATCTTTCCAGATATCTTAAAATGCCACTTTTGCATATCTCATATCTCTCCCTTCGTAGTTACTTAAGTGTGAAGAGTATAGACAAAGATAAAGCATACTCCATAGAGGAGTATGCTATTACTATTTTATAGCTAAGAATCTATGGTTTTTCTTATAGTATCCTCCTATATCTCGTATCAATGTTCCAGTTCTAAAGATATAGGATCTTAACTCCTGTTTGTTAAGATGATAAGTAGATGGTTGTTCATATCTAAACACAGCGTATCCAGATCCTCTAGGTATAGCTAGTTTAGATATCACTATACTTAGTACCTCATTGAATGTTCTATAAGCCATGCTATCATAGTATAACTGATAGGAACTAGATCTAGGTACTATAAACATTCCTCTATATCTAGAAGCATTGTCTTTGTATAGTAACCATGAATGCATCTTATTCCCATCATTAGATTCTATATAGTATAGAGAGTAGTCTAGATCAGGGAAGTTCTGTTTGATAACATAATCTGCTATCATATTCATATCAAAGCATGAACCTTTCTTATACTTAATCACTTCTTCTGGTGATAGTGTGGTATAAGAACCCTTCTTTATATCTCTACCAGTTCTATAGGATATATACCCATCCTTATAGTCTGATAGTATATTGGATAGCTGGTTTATGTTTGTAGCATATAGTGGGTTCATATGTATATTCCTTGTTGAATCATGTATACTCCTCCTCTTGTTTTACTTAAGTGTGAAAAGATGATAAATGATAAGCATACCCCATAGAGGAGTATGCTCTTATATATTAGTAGATCTTGATATAGTCTAAAGGTAATGTAGGATCTTTGAGGTATGAAGTACCAAAGTATTCATCATCAACAAAGTCTGTAGGCTTATGTATCTTGGTAACTCCATCTCTTATATCCATAGCTTTATCCACTATGACAAAGTCAAAGAGCTTACCACAACGATACTGGTTTTGGTCAGTAGATCCTTTTATAAAAAAGAATGAGCTAGATTCTTTAATTGTTATAGGAATCGGAAGATGTGAATCTTTCTTGGTAATAGTTATAGACTTAACAAGCTTACTATCAGAGAATGTCTTTAGCACTCCATTCTTATAGGTTATCAAACGGTGAGTCCAATGATTAATAGGAATAGGAGTGGTCTCTGATGCTACTGGAGTTGCAGTCGTATCATCTAGGTCTATTCGATCTATATCGGATTCTTCTGTATATAATGCAAGCTTAGTAGTTGATGAAGAATCTCCAGTATAGGTATAGCCATAGTGTTTATAAGATCCAGCTTCTTTATTCTCCCAATATGAGATAGTAAACTCTTCATCATACTCTAAAGTTATATTACCACCTGGAGTATCCTTGCATTCTATACATGTATAGTTGCCTGGTTTATTATAAACAGACTTATACCCCTTACCTGGGAATGGGGTATCGGTCGAATACTCAACTTTTTTGTTTTCATATCCAGAAGCATAGTCCCATGTAGCGTTATATGCAATATCCTTGAAGGTATTATCATCAAACCTCAATTGGATCAGATACTCTAGAGTATTAGCTATATTGCCTTCTAGGGCTTCTACTCCATCTACCTCGAAGTCTTCTTTATATAAGCAGACTCCTCTATGGATGATAACCTCTTCCATTAGTCCCTTAGCAGCAGATGCACCATTGGTACCATCAGAACAGAAGAGAGTTATATCAGAGAAGCTAAAGCTAGAGATGTTTCCATAGGTATACTGGGTAGCTGGATCATTAAGCAACTGCTTGCCATTGACGGAGATATACATTCTTCCATCTTCATCAATGCAGAATGTATAGAACGACCAAGCAGTCTTATCATAAGTAGGGATGAAATCCTCTATCTTTACAAGCTTTTTATATGCCATGGAGTTATCATCATAGTATATTGCATCTTGATCACTACCATGATTACTAAAACCAAAGTTTACTCCATATCCAAGACCAAATCCTAACTCTTGAAATGATCTAGTGTCTGGATCTCTTTTAAACCAGAAAGATACAGAAACCATCTTAGGATTTATATTGCTTATATCTGCTTTCTTGCGATATGAGATTACAGCATTATTGGCACCATTGTATACTTTTCTGTTGGTAAGAGTATTATCAGTTGCTCTACACTTTTGAACCCCTTGTATAAAGCGAGGTTTAGGTTCATAATACTTCTTTATGATATCTCTAGTACCCTTGAGGTAGAATATACAGTTCTCGGGCATGTAGATAGGTTTTAATTTGTTGGCCATGATTTAAAATGCCCTCCTCCCTATGATTACTTATTGATTCTATATAACGGAGCGTCATCATGTTCATCTACTACTTGCTTCTTCAACTCAGCAAGCATAGACAACAGCTGACTAAAATCATTGTTGGTTAATCTAAGATAAGAATACGTTCCCATATTGGTAATCATCTTCTCTTTAGATATCTGCTTAGCTCTATACTCTGGCATAGATCTATTGTTAGGGTTATCTCCACCATCTTTAACCTCTATGATGAGATTATACGGCAATAAGAGAAAGTCTGTTATCCAATGAAGAGTCTTACCATTGAACTTGTATTCTAGTGTAGGACCTGGTGCGATAACTTCATCAGATCTATACTCTAAGACAGTATCTAGAAACTCCATAAGCTTCTTCTCATACTGTCCTGTATAAGTGAATACTTTACCATCAGACCATTTATATCTACCAGAGATCTTTCTACCAGCCAGCATCTTCTGTTGATGCTCTGGTTCATCAGTTAGATAGACTTTGTTATAGATCTTGAGCATTCTATTCTGATATGTCTTCTTTACTGCTTCATAGCATTTAGGATTCCCACAGAGTCTTTCATACTTCTGTCTCTTCTCATTCCATTTAGTAGGATTACCACATACAGTACAGTTTCCATGACCATGTTTATCATTCACTATATCGTATACCAAGCGGTATGGAGTATAGTCATCTGGTATTTCATCATCATGCTTCTGTTCTATATGATTAGTAAGCTTCTCTCTATTGAGCTTCTGATTACAGTATGGACAGTTATAGGTCTTCATATACTATCAATCCCCTATGTATGCTTCCAAAATATTATTACTTTGTATTCTTAGAGAAAGCAAAATATGAACCCTATACCTTGATTGGTATAGGGTGAAAGCATACTTATCAATCACCGATAGTCTTCTTGTCGTTAGTATCTAGAATTTTATGGAATTTTAAAGAAGATCTAGATCTTCCATCTATCATAAAACCCTTATCTTTCTTTGGCTTTGGGATTACAGTTCCTGTGATTGATACTGCTGGTTTCAGGTTATTACCAACAGCTGATTTGTTTCTGTTATCATTGTTCGTCATAGTTTCTAAAAGAGTTCCTATATACATATAGATCACCCTTTCTAGATTAGTTACGAATGTTCTTAACAGACTTGAAAATTCTTCCTCTAGTACTTGAATTCAGGTTCTTTCCTCCATGAGCAAGAGCAGCTACCATATTAGTTGTATTACTAGATTTAGAATCCTCTTCCTCTCTACTCTTTACTATATCAGCAAAGATAGATTCTTTCAAAGTACCGACTGATAACATGTGTATCCAACTCCTATATCAATATATCTTCAAATAATGCTTTTTCGTATTAGCGCTAGGTTCATCATAGTCGTCAGCTGGTGTAAAGTCTACAGTAAAGTCTTCTTTATATAAGCATACGTCTCTATGAATCAGAACTTTATCAATCCATCCTGTGATAGATCCACCATCTGCATTAAATAATATAATCTTGTCTATAGTCTGTGAAGATAAAGGTAAGTTGTTTATAATACCACTTGGTATAAGTTTTCCATTTATAGTTATATAGGTTCTATTTGTATCTCTGCAAATAGTATAGAATATAGGCTTCTTGTAAGCTTCATCACTTGTATCTTTCAGATAATCTGGGCCTATATCTAAGCTGTTTCCAGCACCTACACCATTATCATCTATATATACATTCTTATCCCCAGCAAATCCAAAATTCATCTTTGTAGCATCATTAAACCAAAACCCAAACTGCTGCCAACTAGAGCCATTCAATTCTGTTCTTTGAGCCCAGAAAGAGATACTAAATACCCTTGAAGTTTCTGCAATTATAGGAGTTTTGGCAGTAAAGGTAAGTTTAGCAGAATAATCAGCTGCAGTGTACTTACCATCTACTTGTTGTACTGAAGTATTAGCCACAGGAGGGTTCCATAATCCTGTAAGTTCTGTAGTTCCTTTCAAATTGAATACACATTTATCTTTTTCATATATGGGTTTCATATTCTATACCAGCCCTTCTCTCTTATATAACAGAATATATCGATAACGTTCTAATATTACTTTTGTGTAAAGAGAGAAAGTTAACACTATACGACAAAAAAGAATAGAAGTTTAGAATCTATCCCTTTTATTAGATCAACCATTGTTCTTAGACGGATCATGGGTAATATAACTCTCAACGATGTTATACACTGTAGGAACCACATCTATAGCAGTATCTATAATGACTGCTATAGCCTCAATAGGATTCACAAAAGATAGAAATGGCATGATATGTTCTCCTCTCTATGTAACACTATACCCTTTCATATCTATAGTATATAATTTGCACTAAAGTTTGATATGTAACAAAAGTATACCCCATACCCCTATAAGAGGTATGGGGAAGGTATTTGTCTATATTATCGTCTAACAGCAGTTGCTCGCTTAGAAAGCTCTGCATATCTAGCTTTGAGCATCTTATCTGCAAGAGTTCCAGTCTTAGGACCAGCAGGAGGAAGCTTGCTTGTAGTTACATTACTACCAACAGTTCTTCTACTTCTGCTAGAAAGCTTCTCTGGTTTCTGACCATATACTCTATTGGATGTATTTTCAGGTTCTGCAATAGCATTCATAGCTCTGCTATGGAATGCACCAGCTTCATTGATTACTTCTACAAGAGTCCCAATAACCATTGAGAGTTCCTCCTTTAATATACCTACATATTTCATTTGGTTACTTTT